TTATGGTAATAATGCGCCACTAAAAAAATTACTACTGCCTACAGTTAAAGTTCCGTTTTCTGCTGCAGAAAATTGTATATCTATTGTTTGGCCAGCTAATAAATCAATAATAGTTGTAATTTCAAGTTGAGGTGTACCACCAGTAGTAATTGTTCCTGTTTGGCTAGCAACTGATACTAAATTTTTTCTTATAGTTATTCTTAGAGTAGAAGTCGTACCTAAAGTTGGATTAAATCCTATACTGGCACTGAATAAATAGATACCATTTATAGGGGCTGTAAATGTATTCGTTACTGGAGAATACCCTCCACCATTATTAAATATTATACTACCATACGATACTTGAATATCTGCAGGAGAAGTAAAAGACTGTGCAACATTTTTTTCTGCACGAAAATTAATGTTAAATGTGGGTCCGGTAGGCCCAGTGTTCCCGGTAGGCCCAGTGTTCCCAGTAGGCCCAGTGTCGCCAGTAGGCCCGGTGTTCCCAGTAGGCCCAGTGTTGCCAGTAGGCCCGGTATTGCCAGTAGGCAGAGTAAATGATGGGATTGGTGGGAAAGTAGGCCCAACTAGGTCGGGAGAAATTGAAATTTCAGATTTTATTTTAGATGAATTGAATCTGTCTTTCCTAGACATACGTGACCGGTTAAATTTGTCTTTTCTAGACATATGTATATCATCCTTTCTTAGAATCTCAGATTATATCCAGTAGATGCATGATATGAATTGGGTGTGATTGTATTTTGAGATAATAAGAAACAAATTTATCTAATCTAACTATAAAAATCAGAACTAAACAAAAGCGTTATTTTATAGTGATGCAAAAAGAGTACATATCGAATATGTACTCTTGAAAAAAGGAAGTGTATATAAGTGATGAAACACTATACTACAACATATGCTTGTCTCATTTAAAAGTGCAAGGAATATAACAAAATAGTTATTTTGTTATATAAAAAACATGCACAAAAATTGTGCATGTATAGTAAAAGCTATGTCTTGTCTATATAAAGATATGCTTAGTTTATATAAATCGTGTGTATGTTTGAACGAAATAGTTATTTGTAATATAAAGAGCGCTTTTTAAGGCGCTCCATGAACAAAACTAATATTGAAAAAGAATACCACATGATATTTTATGTATGTTCTTAATGAATGTGCAGTTTAAGAAAATCTTTCTTTTGCACAACAAAGCAGCTAGTTAATAAAACTAACTGCTTGTTGTACAAAAGAAAATTAGGCCCTACAAGTAAATGATATGTAACTTTAAGTTACAACTATATTATAAGCAGAATTAAACATGTTATGCGGTAATAAAAATAAGCTTAATCAAACTTTCATTTTGTATTAAGTTGGAATATAAAAAGAGCACTTAGTAAAGTGCTCTCGTGACGAGTCTCATTTTATAACGACTATTTTATAAAGAAAGGAACTCAGGATATTATATGTGCGCCAGTCAATTGAGTACCTTGTACAAATAAAGAGCGGCTAGCAAAAGGTAACTGCTCATATAAGGAAATCGGAGAAAGATAACCATGTGTCTACAGTATTGACGGAATATTGGTTTTTATTCGTGAGGAACTACGATTAACTTAATGCATAGCCCATAATAAAAGTTAGTGTTAAAAACACTGATAATAACAGTGTTAGTAGAACTGTTACTATGCTTCTAAGCATTGATATCCAATTATCTATTTTAGAGAATCCTTTAATACCAGCAAAAAAAGTTCCTATTGAAAAAATGAGTACGAAAAATAAACGGCGTTTATAAAAGATGCATTTATTTCAGGTGTACATACTTCAAGATATAAAAGAAAAAAAGCAATGCAAACGAATGAAAAAATAAAGGACCATAGATTTATATTATGTTTCATAGGTTGCTCCTTTGTTATCGAAATATTTCTATTAAATTTTAATGGAAAATATAAGGAAAAGATAGTGTTTATAAATTAGAATGAATTTTTTAACAAAATAATCCTTTTAAAGTAAAACAAACAGAATATAGTCCGGCTAGAAAACTAGAGGGCACCAATTCATTAAAGCAGCAATTAAAGCTGTTTTAGGAATAGGTGTCCTTTTTATTTTGAAAAGAGGGATGGAGAAATATGAAGGCACTAAAAGAACAATTACGCGAGTGGAAAAAGCAATCCAAGCAAGGAAAGAAGAAAAATAAGAAAAAACAAAAAGAGAAATTAAGTACTCGTGAAATTGAGGATTTAATGGGGATGCATAGACCTTGTTATGAACGAAGACGCGGAGCAATAAGACAAAAGTAATTTAAAAATAAAAAGGAGTGGTCTTACATGAATAAACAATTATCTTTCTTACCAAAAATTGATAGAGTAGCAACGCAGAAAAAATTAGAAGGTGTTCTGGAAAGTGTGCGTTTGTATAGGCAGTTTGGAATGATGCGTGAAGAAATGAAAGTCACTCCTTCTTATGAAATTAGATATCACGGGCCTACAAATGATGTAGGGAAGCTACTAGAAGATATAGCGATGGCTAATATTCAACAAAGTAAAAGAGAAGAGTGGATTAAGCAAACATCATTTCGTATTGACCAGTTTCTTAGTCGTTTGGGTAATGGACGTGCAGGAAAGGATCAAAGAGACATCATCATTAAGCGTTATTTAGAAGATGAAGATGTATGTGATTATATGGTATATAACGAAATCGGCATGAGCGAGCGTACTTATCGACGTGTTAAGGCTAGAGTATTTTATAAACTTGCTTTTGCTCTTAGATTAGAAGTTTACGAGACAGAAGAAACTGGAGGTAATGAATAATGAATTTTGTTCAGCCAATACGTGATCCAGAGCAAATACAGCAGCTTAAAGAATATTTTAAAGAAAAGTGCTTACGTAATTACATTCTCTTCATTATGGGAATCAATACAGGCCTGAGAATCTCGGACATTTTGAAATTGAAGGTAGGAGATGTCAAAGGTAGTCATATATCTATGCGGGAAAAGAAAACAGGGAAACAGAAACGAATACAAATTACTGCAGCACTGAAAAGAGAACTTAAATGGTTTATTGAAGAAAGAGAAGATAATGAGTATTTATTGCAAAGCAGACAAGGTAAGAATCGTCCAATTGGTCGTAGCATGGCATATAAGATATTAAGCGGAGCAGCGGCAGAGTTTGGGTTAGATGAAATAGGGACACATACGTTGAGAAAGACATATGGGTATCATATGTATATGCAAACAAAAAACATAGCATTGCTCATGGGGATATTTAATCACTCGTCAGAGAAAGTCACCTTACGTTATATAGGTGTAAATCAAGATGCAATGGATAAGGCAATGACTAGGTTTAAAATTTAATCATTACTTTTTCGTTTAGGATAGTTTAAATTCTTAGTCTGATTGGGACGGGATCACCACAGCAAAAGATTTGCAGGTTACGTTAAGATCCATTTTAGGCAGAAAAATATTAGTTCTCTGAAGAACTATCATCATCACTCCTGTTCGATAATCTTGAGAAAATATTTATCTGAATAAAAAATTAACATTTTTTCAATTTCCTGTAATTATAATTAAAGGTATTCTGTTAGTGTTATACAAATGTATCTGTCGATCTATTCCATGTATGAATCTAGTCTGGCAATCAACAGAATATTCCACACACCAGTGAAAAAGGGGGAAAGTTTATGCAAAGAATTTTAAAATTCCTGTTCATGTCCGTTTTTTCTTTGATTTGTGTTTTGTATGTTCAAACGAATGCTTTTGCCGCACCAGCATACGAGGGAGTTGTCAAAATGAAGCAGCCTTCAGGCGAATCTTTTGAGGGCACGTTACATGGAGATGAATGGTTCCATTGGGTAAGTACAAAGGATGGCGACGTACTTTTACAAGATCAGAAGGGGTATTGGAATTACGCGGAGCTTACATCAGATGAACTGAAATCGACGGGGAAAAAATATAAAATTGATAAGAAGCCTTCAATGGCGGTAAATGAGAACAATTTGAACAAATGGATAAAGAATTACAACCCTCAAGCAAAGAAAAAACAGGAGCACATGAATAAATTACAAAAAGAATCACCAAAAAATATTGATGGAACTGTCACTCCAGTTTTAGGAAACAAAAAATTACTTGTTTTGTTAATTGGGTTTACAGATGTTGATATTGCATATAACGATAACGATTGGAGTAACAAATTCTTTTCTACAAATCAAAAGTCAGTTAAGAATTACTATAATGAAGTAAGTAACGGAAAAGTACAGATAACTCCAGCTCCTGAAACATATGGTACTCAAAATGATGGAGTGGTTAAAGTGAAATTAGATTACGCTCATCCGAGTACATCGGGAAAAAGTATGGGTACGGTTATAACAGATGCACTGGCTAAAGCTGATTCTCAAGTGAATTTTGCTAGTCTTGATACTAATAATGATCAAGTCGTTGACTCTAAAGATGGCTTCTACATTGTAAGTTTTCTTGCTGGTAATGAACAGGCTAGTGGGGGGCCACTTCCAAACATTTGGGCGCATCAGTCATATGCTCCTAATACAAATCACGATGGTGTTACAGTATCAGGCATGTATACAGCGCAGGGTGAAAAACAATATGGTCATATGGCGACAATTGGTATACCTGCTCATGAGTTAGGGCATTCTTTTGGTCTTCCAGATCTATATGGTGACAATAACCGTGTAGGTAGTCTAAGTATAATGGGGAATGGAGCTTGGAATAGTCTTCAAGGGGAAGAGTATGGAACTACCCCAGATCATATGGATGCTTGGTCAAAGGTAAAACTGGGCTTTGTAACACCAACTGTAGTAAATACCACTAATAACTTTACTCTAAATGCAATCCCAAATAACTATAATGTGTTAAAGATTCCTTTAAAGGATAATACGTATTTTTTAGTTGAAAATCGCGCAAAGGTTGGGTATGATGCGAGCTTACCAACAAATTCTGGTGGTATTGCGGTTTGGCATATTGATGAATCTATGAATAATAATTCCAGTGATCCGCATCCTTTTATTGATATAGAGCAATCAGTCAGTGAATACCAAGACCCATTCTATTACACGAATCAAAATCATGCTGCTACCTTTGGTCCAGACACTAATCCGAATAGTAATACCTACACGGGAGAAAAAACAGGAGTAACGATTACAACGACAAGTACAAGTAATTCTGCTATGAATGTAGCAGTCACAACAAAAGAAGCTAGCTTAATTCCGCAAACAAACTGGACACTAAAATATGTAGATAGCTATAATTGGTACAATTTAGGTACGTATGCCTTTGATGGAAACAAAGACACATTTTGGCATACAAACTGGAGCCCTGTAGCTCCAATGCCACACGAGATTCAAATTGATTTAGGTGCAACTTATAACCTCTCCAAATTCAGCTACTTGCCAAGGCAAGACGGCCAAATAAATGGAACGATTAAGGACTATGAGTTTTACGTCAGTAGTGATGGAGTAAACTGGGGAACAGCGGTATCCATAGGTGCTTTTGCAAACAATGCTAACTTGAAAGAGGTCAGCTTTGCAAACAAGACAGGTCGTTATATTAAACTACGTGCATTAAGCGAGGTAAACAACAATCCATGGACAAGTGCCGCTGAAATTAATGTATTTGGAGTGGTTCAATAATATATTTGTGAGGTTATCTAATTAAATCATTGATACGCTAGTCCAAAGGGTTATCATCTGCTGAGAGTTCGCTCGGCATTTGATAACCTTTTTGTTCTATACTAGCCAATATGCAAAAGAAAAAGATGGATTAATAAAATTCATATTCTTAGCTTGATAGCAATGTGGTGGTACTCCTTACAGTTACTCATAAATTTTGTACTATGTAACTCAAAAAAGAAAGTATTATAAATTCAATGATACCAAGGGATTCAGCGAAGGGGGCAGTTACACACAATATAAGATATAGGTAAGTCATAGAGAACTTGAAATGATATATTAATTACTTTGTGAAAATAGTATGGATTAAGAAGATAATGATTTCAAATCGTCAAAGTAGAGAAAAAGATACGAATGATTAAATTCAAATGTGGGTTATAAAATTATTAATATAAATATAACGATTTTAAAAATGGTCAATGACATTTTCCTCAAAAATGGAAAAGTTGATATAAAAGCACATAACCGTTTACAGCCCAATACATATAGTGTCAGTGTAGTGATAAGCAAGTACAACATGACTGCAATGAAAAATCATTTTTCTGTTAGCTTGTTTTCATTACGAGTTAAATTAATAGAACTTCTGTTAGTTATTATGAAACGCATCTTTGTTATAGGATCGGGGAGTGTATCTTGGCTGCAGAAAAAGGATATGGAAGTGGTTGTGGTTATAGCGGAGGATTTGCATTACTAATCGTATTGTTTATCTTGCTTATTATCGTTGGTGCAACTTGTTTTTGCTAGTTTATGAACTTCTAGAGAGGAGGAGTGTATCTTGGCTGCAGAAAAAGGATATGGAAGTGGTTGTGGTTATNGCGGAGGATTTGCATTACTAATCGTATTGTTTATCTTGCTTATTATCGTTGGTGCAAGCTGGTGCGGATATGGTGGTTTTTAAGTAACAACCTTCTTATATCACCAAGAATAAATAAAGGGTTGCTTCACGTAGTGTGAAGTAATCCTTCATTAATATAGTTTAATATATGTTTAGAATATATAATGTGTTCGTTATGAAAGGAGAAAAAAATGGGATCTAGCCCATATTTTAATAAAAATGTTTCGTATCAAACTTCATCTATTCCAATAACCGAAGTAACTCAGAAGAAAAGTCGAATAATAGCGGCCGAAGCTGTTACACTTCCCAAAACGAATAATGAAACAACCAATGAAGCAATCAATGGAACGACTGATGAAAAATTAAAAAAACAGAAAAATAATTCATCTGATTATTCGCCATTCCAAATTAACATTCCTTATTTTAATATAAAAATAACTTCGACAGAGATATTAGGTGTTGCTAAATCCGTATTTATGCAAGCTCTTATTCAAAAGGTTCAAGATCCGGTATTTTTAATGAATCTTTTGAATAGTGAAGGTGGAAAGAAACTACTTAATTTAGCAGGTGATTTTTTTAAAGATACTGCTACGAAATCAGAAAATGATAAAGATGAAAACTAACATCAGCCTTTATTATATACATCTCTTTGATAGCTCTAATTTCATAAATACTACAATCACAAAAGATAGGGATTAAAAATAATCCCTTCTTTTTTGAGCATAATTGTATTTTTTATTGTAATTATATGTAAATAAGATGATGAAAAGTGACAGGGTTATGGCCGTTTTTTTGGCAGGAAATGTGCCGGTCGTTTTGGAGTTAACGTGATATATTTGTATTGTGAGAAGTGATGGAAAACACAACTCATAATATACCTTTATAATCTATAAAATCAATTAATGGATAATATGAGCCGTATGATGGCTAGTTCCGCAAGCCAATTAGGAGGATTAAAGACCGTCATGAGTGGTGTATATGGAAGTATGTCAAACAGTAGACAAGCCATGACAAATAGTGTATCAAATCAAGTCATTAATAATTCTTTCGGATCATCTGGCGGTGGAGTTATTCCAATGCTTGGTGGAGATTTAGTTATTGAAGTACCCGTAAATTTAGAAGGAAGAGACGTGGCACGCGGTACTTATCGCTATACAACCGAGTATCAAGAAAGAGAAGAAAAGAGAAACTCAGCCTTTTAGGTTTGGGTTTCTTTTATTTTATAAAGAAACGGAGTGTCAAAATGAGCTCTTTTACATTCAACAATCAACGAAAAGAATATATCCAACTAGAAAAAGGATGGAGCCCGCCAACATGGGCACCTCTAAAACGTAAATTTTTAAACACGCCTGGATATCCAGGCGCAAGATTATTAGGAACGGAAACAGATCCTCGTCGACTTTCTGTCCCTGTGGGAATTATCGTTCCAGATGGAACAGATTTAGAAACGTTAAAAGAAGAAATAGCGACATGGTTAATTACTGAACAAGCAGCCGAGCTAACTTTTGATACAAAACTAGATAGGACATATATAGCTGTTATTGATGAAGATTTTAATGTTGATAATTTTGTGAGTTTAGGAAAAGGCACCTTAAAATTCATTTGTCCAATGCCTTATAAACTAGGCCCAAGGAGAAAAATAGATTTCAAATTACAAGGAAGTAGATTAATTACAAATATATCGAATAATGGGAGTGAATATTCTGATCCTACGTTCACAGTTAAGGTAGAAAATCCCTCTACTTTTATTGATATTTCACGAAAAAAGGAAGAAGAAATTCAACATTTTCGTATGGGATACCCTGTTTCTGTGGAAGAACGAACAGTCGAGAAAGAACAGCTTGTTATGCACGATGAAATGAAAACAATGGTTGGTTGGACTCAAAATGGTCCAAACACTGACGAAGGTGAAAACACAGGAACTCTAAAGTCAGATAGTGAGCGCTTTGTTATAGATAACTTTGGGGCAGGTAGTAAATGGCATGGCGGAGTGGCTAGGAAAATGCTGAAAATTATTAAACCAACAAAAGCAAACGTTTTAGCTGTACCTTTCGGAGCAAAAAGAGCTAAAACGATTGAGATAGGTATTAAAATTAAAAAAGGGCCAGCAAAATATAGATTGAAAAATAAGAATCCAGTTAAAAACATTGAAATGAAACCAAAGTATTCTCTCATTGTGTTATCCCTTCTTAAAAAGTGAATTATGCAGATTATACCATTGCGAAAATGAATCAAAATGATTATGTAATAAAATTTTTATTTAGGGTAAATGGAATTGTTATAAATGTATTTCAGCTAGCCCAAAACATAGCCCCGATGATAGTAGCAATAATAATGGAAAAGAAGGGTTGGAAAAAACTTACAAGTATAAAAGCTATAATAGCAAAATTCCTTCCTATACCTTTTGGAGCAAAAATAATTAAAACCAGTGATACAAATATTAAATAA